CCGTGGAAACCAAGTAATTTGGTGTTAAAACCGCATCAAATTGACTGGCCCCACCCACCGGATTCCACCCCCACTGGATATCCCGAGAACCTCCCGTCGGATACCCTCCAAACGAGTTTGCCGGGTCTACCTGCAAACCGTTTAAACCAGCCACCACGTAGGTGGTGTCCTTCCTTGGCTCCCGAACCGCCTGTGGATCGTCCACAGGATACATGCCCAGTTGCAACTGAGGATGATCCGGGTCCCAACACTCAGGACATACCTTGAGTTGGTACAACTTGGTTTTGATGACCTCCATCTTCAATTTCTTGAGTTTAAACTGCTGTCCACAGCGGTCGCACTCAGCAATTGAATTTTTACCGGAGGCAAATCTGTTACCCATTAAGGCGTACCCCCGCTGATGAACTGCTGACGGGGCACAAACCGAACGGCGGCTTTTTCACGATCCTCACCCGCCGCCAGATCAAACTGCTCGTCATAGTTCTGCTTGAGCATCTGCAAGCGGTCTTGGAGTTCGGGAATCTTCATGGCGACATAGTAGGCCAGACCTGCCACCAGACAGGGCAGGAAGCGGAAATTCATGTCTCCGACCTCAATACCAGCCCCGGCATCCTGAATGCGGCGCATACGCCAGTAGGCAAAGGTATAGGTCGTGGAAGCGTCCGGTGTAGGCCACACCGTGATCGCAGGAAGTTGGTTCCAGTACACCGTCGTGCCAGAAGCATGAGGAGCGACTGTCGTACCGTTCTGGGCACGGTAACAGTTATACAGGGTATTCCCTGAGAAGTAACTGTAAAAGATCGTTTCTATTCCAAGATTGATATAACCGAATGCTGGCAAACCGTCGGTTGAAGTCAATTCAATGGTCGTATCTGAGGTGCCAATTGAGGTGGCAAGCGTTGCCCCTGTCGGGTTTGTCTGCCCCGAGTAACGCTGAACCCAGACCTGAATCGGTCGTCCTTGGTTCAACTTGTTGGGGATCGTGGCATAGGTAGAAACACTTATGCGTGTAATGTTCAAGTCAGCCTGTTGCGAGGTCTGATTGGCCTGAGTACGGATCACCTGCTCCAACAGGTCAATCGTATCCGTCGGTAGCGGATACGTGTTTAAACCTGATTGCAGAGTAATCGTGCCCGGCTCGATGGTCCACATGTTTAAACCACGGTTGGCCCATTCGATGGTCATGAGGTTCATGGATCGACGAGCCGTCCGAAGGTCGTAACCGGTACGCATCTCACGACCGGCGCGTTCAAACGCCTCCTCGGCAATCTCCGTGAAGTCGAGATTAAAAAGGGTGCTTCCGGTCGTGTTTGCCATTATCTAAACCTTGCTGTTTTTTGGGCAATCCTTTTGGGTTGCGCCACAAACTGTTTGCCAGCCTTTTTCCCAGCACGTTTTGCCTTGGTTGTAGCGGCATACTCGGCTGGAGACAAGGACTTAATTGCCGCTTCAGGCAAATACCGCTCCCCCGTCTTGGAAGACGGTTTACCAGACTTGGTACGCCATTTCTGGTCTGTCCAATTCTTGAGCGATGCTTGAGGCGCTTTCAATCCTTGTACCCTCCACCTTTTGCCTTGTATTGTTTGGCAAGCAACTGGGCTTTACGGGCAGACCATTGTCCTGCGCCAGTCCCTTGGACGGCTTGAGACTTGATCTTGTTGAACAAAGACTTACGCATACCCGGCTTGGTGTAATTCCCGGCCTCATTGACCTTTGATTCCACCTCCCCGCCCTCTGCGTATTCCGTGAAGTCCGTATTGTCCCGGCGAGGCTTGACCTTGCCAGTCGGCATCTTGTTCGGGTTTATGGCCCCCATGCCACGGCTTGCCATCATGATCAGCACATCTTTCCGCGAGTCTTACCCCGCTTGGCAATGCCATCAGCGGCTCTGACATACCCGCCGTTGGCCTTTTTAATGGCCTTCTTGGGCTTCAGGATACCGCCGTCAGGGTTCTGCGGAGGGGGCAAACCGGAATCTTCCGTGTAAATGCCACCACGCAGACCGCGAGGTTCTTTCTTGGCTTCCAATTCGTCGTCCATCATGATTGGCTCCTTAGCACTTGCCGCCCATATTCATGGTGATCATCTTGCCTTTGGTCTTGCCTTTAGAGGCAATGCCGTCGGCAGACTTGTGACCCGAGGCCAAGCCGCCGCTTGCCATCTTGATCATTTCTGCGCCACGCTTAGACTTGGTCTGAACGGGATGCTCACCTTTGGAAGCCAGACGACCGCCTGAAGCATAGGCTTTACCGCCCTTCTTCATGCCTTTCATCTCGGCTTCTTCATGCTTGATCATCGACTTAGGAGCGCCTTTGGCTTTCATGAAGCCGACTTCCTTCTTCATCATTTCTTTGGATTCTTTCATTTCACCACCTTTTGCCATGCCTTTCATGCGACGTTGCTCACTTAGCCCAATCGCAATTGCTTGCTTGGGGTTGGTGACCTTCTGCCCAGAGGAAGATTTCAAATCTCCGCCCTTGAACTCTTTCATGACCTTTTCGACCTTGTTCATCGATATCTCCTTAAAGATGCAATTCCGCCATTCCTGAAATCGTAACCATCCCCATACCCCATGTCTGCGTATGTATCAAACGATTCTGTCGGTTGGCCCTGTTGTGCAGTGGGATCGGGTTGAATGTTTGCCAGTGTTGGAACTTCGGGGGGAGGAGCGTAATCTTGAGAGTAATAACTCATCTGTTCAGGAGAAGGCATCTGCCCCTGAGATTGATCAACACCACCTTGTTGGAATGCCGTCGGGTCTAAATCAACACCCATTTGCTCAAGCGTGGCAGTGGGCATCTTGTACTCAGGAATTGATTGAGCCACAGACTCAGGCAAAACATCCCTAAGTTGATTACGAATCATCCCTTGATACATCTGTCCTTGAGCATCATTTTGCGCTTTGACATCTTGCAAAGCCTGAAGTTCTGGAGAGTTCTGAACCGCCTGATTTTTGGCGTATTCAATTCCTTTGCTCAGGAGAAATGCATAAGGGTTTGCAATCCCGGTAAGAAGCCCAAGACCTTGCCTGACCGCAGGAGGAATGGTATCTCCATAGCCAAGGAAATTAGACGCCTTATTGGCGGCTCCAGTGGCTTTGATGACATCCATTAAATCCGGCATTTCAGTTCAGCGAACTACGCTGCTCCCTCATAAATGCATCAAGTTTTTCATCCAATCGATCAAGACGAGCAAGCACACGATTGATGTCGTTGTGCATGTCCGTCTTGGTCACGAATTTGTCCGAGTGTTCTTCCCGAGTCTTGCTGATCAGGATGGACAATCGCTTCATTTCGTCGTGCGTAGCCTTGATCCACAGCATTGCGCCTGCGGAAACAAAGGAAAGCACGATGTTCCATATCAGCAGTTCCATTTTTGCAGATACTCTACAAGTTGAGTAGCTCTCACAGAGCTGTCATTGACATTACCCGCCGCCAGATTACATCTCCCACACAAAAGGTCTCTAACTTCATTTGTGTTGTGATTATGATCCACGCACGGGCGCTCAGATGCACGGCCTTCCATGTTAAATGTGTTTTTACAACAAGCACACTTTCCACCTTGAGCCAAAAGTTTTTCTGCAAATTGAGCGGCAGAAATACCATACTTGGCTGGCAAATTGTATTTTCTTGTCTGAACCCTCATACATGGTTTGCACGCATAATTCAAACCAGACAATTGATTTTTGTTTTTACTAAACGCAGACGGCTCTTTCCACTCCCGGCATTTACTGCATCGGAAGCGTCCATTCTCGTCAGGGGACTTTGCAACCCGCCCCCAATCGCGTTTAGTATTCAACATGCCCATACCCTTAGAGCCTTGTTAATCCTCGAATTGGGATCGTTTGCGGTTTCGGCGCTCGTCAATTTCTTTTTCATGCCCTTCATCCGGGCGCAAAAAGAGTCTCGGCGTGAGCCGCCCTCGGGTTGAGGGGGCTTTAAGTTCATTCCCTGCGCTTTGGCAGAGGCGCGACCTTTGGCATTTAAACCACCCTTCGGGTTCTTGCCTTCCGATCTCTGCCATGCTGGGGACTTAGCCATAGAACACCGTCACTTTGGCGTTGGACAGAGTGGCATATGCGCTGGTACTGCACAGTACTCCTTCTGCCGGAATAATGACGTTGAACGTCTCTCCGCCTGCGATGGTGTTGATGGTAAAAAGAGTTGTCCCG